GTTTCCCAGTCACGATCGGGGGCAGAAGGGGGTTCGTGTGTCAGTAGTGTATAAGATTACGAGGCAGGATGGGTTGGAATATATTGGAATAACCAACAACCTACAATCAAGGTTGTCATCCCACAAACGTAGCCTTCGGTTTTCACAGAGCCCTATTGCGCATGTAGAGATTTTGTTCGAGGGTGATTATGGAGAGTGTGAGGTTCTCGAGGAGTACTTTATAGACCAGTACCACACCTACACACACGGTTTGAACTGTACACGTACAGGCAAAGGGAAGTCAGATTGTTTAGGTTTTAATACGTTGGGGTTCGTTTTCTCTGATGAGTCGAGGCGTCGTATGTCTGAGGCCGCAAAGCGACGGGGACCAAACAACATCGGCTACCGTCACTCAGAAGTCAACAAACAACACTGGTCAAATTTACGAAAGGGAAAGGTGTGGGGTCCAGTTAAACTGAACCCTGAAGATGTGTTAGAGAAATGGAACTGTTTTGAAATTACACAATCTCATATTGATAAGTATTGCACAGCAGGCCAGCAGCTGGGATCCCAGCTCAAATCAAAGAATGGCAGACCGCTCTCCAAGGAGCGAATTTTTGCTCTTAGCATGTGTGCCATTTTCAACGCTTCGCCTAATGGGATTATGAAGGTGCTCAAGAAATGCAATTTGAAATTTTAACTGAGAATGGATTTAAGCCTTTCAAAGGCGTGCGACGGAGCGTAGCAACACATATTGTTGAAGTTGTGTTTGACAACAAACAAAAAATCCGCACTACTCTTGATCATAAGATAAAGTTAATTGACTCTAGTCAGTTCGTTGAGGCTCGGACACTAAAACCTGGGATGGTATGCAGCCCGGGACTCAAAGTGGTGAGTATCAGACTGCGAACAACATCAGAATATGTCTATGATGCGTTGGATGTTGGTGGTGGCAATCATTATCTAACGAATGGAGTCACGTCTCACAATTGTGAGTTTTTAGGATCTTCTAATACGCTTATAGATGGTGCTGTGCTGAAACGTCTTGTTATTCAAAATCCCATCAAATCCCACGGTGAGATTAAAATATATCACGAGCCTTATAAGTTTGATCCGGATATTGCTGAGAATGGAGGTCCAGATTCTGACGGACTTTATATGATTGTTGTGGATACCTCGCGTGGAGTGGGAGGTGACTTCTCAGCATTTATAGTTTTTGATGTTACACAGATTCCTTATAAAGTAGCTGCTACTTATCACAACAACTGGATTAGTCCCATGTTGTATCCAAACATAATCAACCAAGCTGCTAAGTATTACAACAATGCGGTCGTTTTGATCGAGACAAATGATATAGGCGGCCAGGTAGCTGATATACTTGGCCAAGATTTGGAATATGAACATATTTTATACAGTTCAAAAAGTAACGCCATAGGAGGCACTCCACAATTGGTGGGTGGTTTTGGACAACACAGCACACCTGGTGTGAGAACTACTAAAACGGTCAAACGTGTGGGTTGTTCAAACTTCAAAAGTATGGTTGAATCAGATCGTATAGAATTAAATGATAAGAATTTGATAGAGGAATTATTCAGATTCACTCAGAGAAATAATTCATACGAAGCAGAAGAAGGTCACGATGATTTGGTAATGTGTTGCGTTCTATTTGGGTGGGCAGCAAATCAATCATATTTCAAAGAATTGACAAATGTAGATGTGAGACGGAATTTATATCTTCAAAACCTGAAGGCAATCGAGGATAGTATTGCGCCATTCGTCTTTGATGACGGCCAACCTCTTGTAGAAGAATCCGTTTTTATTGACTTGGATAGAGAGGGTATATCTTTTGACAGTTGGTTTAACAGTTAACTATTGATTTCGCTTGATTATAAATATTCCAAGACTGTAGGTATAACAGAAATCTCTATAAAGGAGCAAACATATGGGTTTTCAAGTATCTCCTGGCGTAGCAGTATCTGAAATTGATTTAACGACTGTGGTACCGGCGGTATCTACCACAGAGGGAGCTATTTCAGGTGTGTTTCGTTGGGGCCCTGTGAATCAACGCGTTCTTGTTGATTCAGAATCAAATTTGGTAACACGATTTGGTAAACCAACTAATTTAAATGCTGAAACATTCTTCACTGCAGCTAACTTCTTATCATATGGCAATCAATTGTATGTTGTTCGTGCAGCTGATGATACGCCTACTGCCAGTGGCAATGTTGGTGCAAATGCTTATATCAGTGTAGTTAACGGAATTCCTCGCGCGAATGCTAGCATGTTTGTGGCTAACTCTGGCGTACTTTCAGCTGTGGGAACAACTGGTTCTGTGACTGTAACTGATATTGTTAAATATGTTGTTAACAACGAGCAGGACTACAACGACTCACGTGAGAGAGGCCAATTCAGCGACAATGATGTTCTTTACATTGCTAAATTCCCTGGTGAGATGGGCAACTCCTTGCGCGTTTCTGTGTGTGATAGTGCTGAAAGTTACTCCAAAAAAATCGACTTAACAGGTGGTGATGCCAACATTTCCTCATCATCTAGTCTAAGCATTGTTGTTGGTTCTAACACTGCAACTGTTTCGATTGCTAACTCGGCAACAGGGACATTGAGTGAAGCCAATACAAGGGCGACTGAAGTACAAGGCTATATCTCTGTTGGTGATCTGATTGAGGTAGGTAACACAACAATCGGTAAACAACTGATGCGTGTTACTAATGTTGGTAACTTGACAGCAGGCGTGGGTACAAGATCGTTCACTATTAGCTTTGATAATGTTTTCCAATTATCTTCAAATGTGGCATCCACAAGTATACAGCGTTATTGGGAGTTTGTCAACAGTGTTGATAGAGCTCCAGGTCAATCAACATACATGGCTGATTTTGGTGCTGTTGGTGTTAATGATGAACTACATGTTGTTGTAGTTGATGAGGGTGGTAAGTTCACTGGCGTTCCTGGAACTATCCTGGAAGTGTATCAGAACCTATCACGCGCTACAGACGGTAAAACTGCTGATGGTGCTTCCACATATTACGTGGACACTATCAACTTAAATTCAAACTATGTGTGGTGGGCTAATCACCGTGCCGGCGCAGGTGCTGGTTTGGCTACATCTTTGGTTAATTCAACAAACAAAGTTCCTGCAAACTTACCTTTTGTTGGTGGTCTGGATGGTGCCGATGAGTCATCTATTGCTATTGCAAATTTGGCAGTAGGATATGATCTATTTGCTTCTGCCGAGGATATTGATGTATCCCTCATCCTTCAAGGGAAAGCTCGTGGATCTGTGTTGGATAATTACGGTCAATTGGCTAACTACATCATTGACAACATCTGTGAGTCAAGAAAGGATTGTGTAGCTTTCGTATCTCCAGATCGTGCCGATGTTGTAAGTAACGTGGGATATGAAACAGATGCAATTGTAGCTTATCGTAACTCTCTGCGTAGTACTTCTTACGCGGTGTTGGACTCAGGTTACAAATATCAATACGACAAATATAATGATGTGTATCGTTATATTCCATTGAACGGTGACACTGCTGGTCTCTGTGTGCGCACAGACAGCACACGTGACCCATGGTGGAGTCCAGCTGGTTTCAATCGAGGCCAAATCAAGAATATTGTCAAACTTGCTTACAATCCATCTAAAGCTAATCGTGATGTTCTTTATAAGGCTGGTGTTAACCCGGTTGTTACATTCCCTGGACAGGGTACTATTTTATATGGCGATAAGACGTTGCTGGCTAAATCTAGCGCGTTTGACCGTATCAACGTGCGTCGTCTATTCATTGTACTGGAAAAAGCTATTTCAACAGCTTCTAAATTCACTCTGTTTGAATTTAACGATGAATTTACCCGATCACAATTCAAGAACATGGTAGAACCATTCTTGCGTGATATACAAGGTCGTCGTGGTATTTACGAATACAAAGTTGTATGTGATAGTACAAACAACACACCAGAAGTCATCGATGGTAATAGATTTGTTGGTGATATATACATCAAACCGGCGAAATCAATCAACTTCATCCAGTTGAATTTCGTA